CATGGGACTTGTGAACTTCTCAACCCTATAACCTGTATGTTGTGTCAAGTCCGTCACGCTACCATCTTCGGTTTGTATCTTGAACGATTTGGCTACAAATTCGTCCCCTTTCGGAGATAATACTGTTTTCCTTTTACCTTCTAGCGAATAAGCACTGACGCCCGCATATTCGATGAATGCCGGAGCATCGTCACCGGTGACGACTATTTCGATCAGATTCTGTCTGCCGGTGTCTGTCCTGTTGCCCATCTGGACGATAGAATCACCGGTAGCAGGTATGTCCGATCCGTCGCAGTCCGTTTTTGAAAGCTCGATATAATCGTCCCCGACAGCCGTAACGAGTCGCCAATAATACTTATTCGCCACGCCCGTATATTTGCCAGCCTTGATGTTGAACGTCTGGCAGCGTACCTGGTCGCCAATGACAAAACCGTTGGTTGTGGCCGTCGTTCCGTCATCGCTCATAAAATAGCAACGATAAGTGTCTGAAGTCTCTTCTACCCGAACAATCTTTGAACCTGCACTTGAGAAGATAATATTACCACCAACATACGATAACTTCCGAATTTCAAGTTCGCTGAATATTGCTTTTACTCTCACCAGCAGCTCGTCCACTTCAAGGTAAGACTTACCGTCCGCCTTTTTGTAAATTCCGAAACCGTTACCCAATTGTCCAGATTCGAAATTGTCAGATTTCAGAGCCGTCGTTAGAATTCCGCCCAGCAGCTTCACCAGGAATTCGGTTGAATCCTCCTTATCCTTGCGGAGAAACATACCTGCTGATTTCAACGCTGACAAAATAGAAGAATCTTTAATATCTGTATTACTGATATTGTCCGTAGAAAGAATGATATCGGATAATGATTTGTCGCCGATTTTCAGCCCCTTGAGAAAAGTGATGATTTCAGAAACCGTATCAGGATCCGTTTTGGAAATAGCTCTATCCGAGATTTCCTTTAGGACCCTTAAAGATGATAAAATATTGGTATCTGATGGGGTAGAGGCATCTCCAACTTTTATAATATATGGTGAAGATCCTCCACTGCCCTTAGGTAGTTTGGATATTTTTAGATAAACCTCATTGCCTTCAACAATGAATTGTATATCGCTTTTTTCTTCATTAATATTATACGGCATTTTGCTGTTGCGTTAACAAACCAAGAGATATATCACTCATTTGTTTTGCGGAATTTTGATTCTCAAAAATTGAATAGACGAGACTTGCACACATATAGCATATCGAAATGGCAACAGGATCATTACTATTTAGTCCACTTAATCCGTCTACTGAATTGTATTTTGCCTCATAAACAAATAGGCTTATATTGTTCTCTGGCGGAAAACATAAAAGAGAAGGTTTCCCTCCATTAAAATAATCGATCACTACAGGTTTATTTACTCCTGCTGTTGTGCATTGATTTGTTTGTTGTTTGTATTTTTCACTGTCTAAAGGGTACGTTTTGGAAACCATCCTTTTCCAATTAGAAAGCTGAAGTGCAATAAGCTTTACATAGTCTTCAGGCAGCGTGATAATTCCGCTATTAATTGTTGTTTTATCAGGATTCTTTCTGTTTACACATCTATTGGGACAATTTTCAATAATAATATTTACCGCATCAGGAATGATTGATTTTATATACTCTTCAATCTTGACGGTATCTTCTGAAAGGAGAGAAAGATTTTCTTCCTCTCCGATTTCATTCATTATTGCCTTTGTTTTAGATATGATTTCCTGTTCAGTCATTGTTATTGCCAATTAGGAAATTCTACCCCAAGTTCAGCTGCTTTTGCTAAGATAGCATCCTTGTTTTGCAACTCAGCCAAATCTACGTCATATTTAGCACGAAGAATTTCTTTTGCAGAAGTGACATTCGTAACATCTGCAAAAATGGCAGAATCAGTATTCCCTTTGGAAGAATCATTGTTATTGTCAAAAGGGTTTTCATTATCCAATTCTCCCGTTTTTTCTTCTTGCTCTTCATCTTTTTCGTCAGGGTCTTCAATTTCGTACGACATGCCACGTTTAATGGCTCCCTTTTTAAACAAATGGCTTTTTTCTATAGCATTCTGTACAGCTTCACTTCCGGTAGTATATTTTGCCGGGATGGTACCATCTGAATTGATACTTCCACCTTCAAAATTAATGCGAAGCGTTGCTTTCGAAATCTTTATAACAATGCTTCTCTCTACTATACCTGATATTTCGTATGTAATATTTGTCTTCTTCATAACATGATATTTAAACAAGAGGACGCCGTAGAGACGTCCTCTATATTAATTACGCTTTACGCTTTATTTGCAAGTAATTCTCCTGTATAAGGAACCCATGCACTACCTGACCACGTAATGATGTCACCTTTTACAAAATTGCCCGCTGCAGCTGAAAGAATAACGACTTCTCCTTCTGTAGGAGATTGAGAAAGAGTAGCCGATGTGGTAACCTTCGCTGCGCCCGGAATATCGCTGTGAGTTGCGCTACCATCTACCCAAATGTGGCTAAACCCTTTTAAGCAGAGGCAGTCTATCGTCATGACTACATCACGTTTAGCCTCTTCACCCTGTACGTTTTCAGAGTTGCTTTCTTCGTTTTTCATCCAATAACGGACAAGGCCTTGTTCATCAAGAAGCGCACCGCACTTTGAGTATCCCAAACGGTCGAGAGCTGGGTCATGAACAAGATTGATATCTCCGAATACTGTCTTGATCTTGGTACACTTGATACCAAAGACCTCACTATCTGCCATTGAGATATCTTTGTGCAAGGTTAAATCGATTTTCTGAATATCCGCCATCAACAATTTTCCAAGTAACCAAACAGCTGTTTTGGAGCAGTTAAGTCCTGTGAATTTGACCATAGACAGATTGATCAAATCATCAAGAGTGATTTTTTCGGATAAATCATATTGGCGTTTGATTTGCCAACGGACACCTTGTGAAAAATAGACATCCTGTTTTCCCAAAGTTTTATCCTGTGATGCTACTTTTATTTTCCCTTTTTGACCTACCCATGCCGTACGGCAGCTTTCCAAACGGAATTGGCGAAGCATTGCTTCTGCAATAGTCGCTTTTTGGAATGGTATCTTTTTCTTTTGGGCGTCAAAATAATCGGAAACAATATTGTTACAGAGTTGTTTCTGTAGGTAAACAATTTCCGGAGTTGGCAAGATCGTATTGGGAGCAATGTATTTTTGCGTTTCATATCCAGCAGAACTTAAGAGGATAATTTCCGTACCGGCAGGGATATTGGGTACGTAACAAGAGGCGTCTTTTGAATTTGCTTTTGGCCCATTGATCGCAATAATAATAGGCATGTTGTTTGTTTCGTTTTGAGAAACTACATAACACATAACGTCTGTTTCCAATTTCGTTTGTCCTGTGGAATCGTACCCGTTTACACCTTTCAACAGAACAGTATAGTACTCTTGGAACAGTTTGGCGTCATTAGCCGATAATTTGAGCTCGGCACGTTCGGCATTTCCATCATTCGTATAGGCACTAATCGTTTTTGCCGAAGAGCGCTTTTCATCAATCATGTAGTGTTCTACGACGAACGAACTTACTCTTACCTGCCGTTTGACTCGCCTTTTAATTGTATCAATGACAGATTCATCTGAGGCAATTTGGGTTATCTCTTCATCTATCTCAGGCTGAATCAAATCACCGCCGGCTTCCTCTGCATTGGATACTGTTGTCGATTCTCCCAGTACCTGTGTCGACAAGCCTTGCTGCCCGGTAGTAGCACTAGGTGTACCAGGGGCTACCGTGGTCACTTCGGCCATCATAACGCCCTGTGCACCAAAAAATACGCAGAGAATCATCAGAGTGAGAGAAATAACAATCCCTCTGTTCTCATTTAACTTTTTGAATAGTTTTCTCATTTTCTTACTTATGAATTTATTAGTAAATTTTATTATGCCATTTTTGCCAGGCCAATCATACCACCGGAATGCTTCTTCTTATTGGCTATTGGAGCATTTTCAGTAACTAATGCTTTGGGCATTCCGTCACCTTCATCTTCTTTCATCTTTTGAATTTTGAGGTTTCGTCCTTTTACTTCTCCAGCTTCAAGTGCATCATTTACGTCTTTATCGTAATTGAATGCTTTGTCAAGTTTTGCAAGTAGCTCTGGCGTGTAAGTTCCATCGAATATAGGCGAGATTATTTCATCCCAGACTCTACCTAAAAAATCATTGGGCTCATATCCATGTTCTTTGCAAAAATCGATGACATGAGGCATTGTCTTATCGATATTCTCATCATAGACTTTTTTCGAGGCTGAATAATCGTCCAAGTCCTTTTTCCGTTCCTCTTCTGCTTTTGCTATTTCTTCCGCTTCCGGAGTTCCTTCTTCGGTCGAAAGGAAATCTTTTCCAAAATAACGAGCGAGTGCTCCGGCACTTCCACGCTTTCCTGATGCTATATCCGAAAGTGCTTGTGCGAGCCGTGGATCTTTCGCAAGTGCTTCTGCCAATTTTGCAGATTGTTCATCGTTATTTTTGATGTAACCGGCAATAATTTCCGCATTACTTTCTTCGTCTTCAGGATTATAACCTTCAAATCGTGCTGAGAGCATTTCTCTCAATTTATCTCTTTTTGATGGCTTCTTCTCTTCTGCAGGGACTTCTGTTGAAAGTGACGTTTCTTCTGTAGGTGAATTCTCGCTTTCTGTAGGAGGTATTTCCTTTCCCATGGTTTCGGTATTGACCTCTTCCTCCGGTTGCACTTTTTTATCTTCTTCTTTTTCCATTCTTTGTGACGTTTAGATTCGACTTATAATTCAGTGCAAATAAAGGATTAAAAATTATCTCTGCTGTTGCTGTCTTCACTATTCGGGCTGGGGTGTTGATAACTTATTGTGAAATCAGCAACATTAAACAATAGCTTTAATATAACTTTGTAATAACTTAATATTAAGAAATATATATGTCTGATATAATTATTGCAATAAGAAACAAAGATATTATTAATGCTTATTTTGATTCCATTAAGTGTGTACATAACATTAACCCATTGGCAACTTGGAGAGAGATAATAGAACATACCTCCAAAAAATCAGCTCCTAGATTCTATGCAACTTTTGAGAACTCAAGAAGATTCATCTCCTTAATGAATAGAGGACTCGATATTCCCATTAGTAACACTAATAAGATAAATATGTATAATGAGATATACAAGCGTTTTACGGAAAGAGGAGGAGGGGACCGTTATGTTATTCTTCGGGATATTTTGGAGGAAGAAGCTCCTTCTTTTTATCTTAGTTTTTGGGAAATGTATCAGGTAATCTATAAATCACTTAGAAAAAAATGAATTTTATTCTGTTATTAATATTGATTTGGTCACTTGGAATGTGTACGGATATTCGTTCGTTTGGATATTCTTTTGATTCGTCATGGTATACGTTATTTACCTTTAGTTATGTGCATGTTTCATTCATTCATTTGTTAATCAACTCTTGTGTTTTCATCTGTTATTGGAGGTCTATGAAAGGGCTTATCAATATGAAGCTACTTATTCCTATGATAATTTTTATACCGGCCGCATCTGCATACTTTTCAGCTTCTTCAATTCCAACAGTGGGAGCCTCTGCCATAATAATGGTTTTAATAGGAGTCTATTTGACAATGCCTATCCCTAAAAAAGTTGTCCATGAAATTTGGATATTGACCATTATAAGTTTTATCGTCACATTTGTTTTTGCCCCTCAGATTAATACTCTCATACACATTTACTCTCTCCTGCTTTCTTATGTAATTAGTCTGTTGGCAGGTAGGAGGATTTATGCCTAATCAAACGGATATACTAAAGGAGAATTACCGAAGACTTAAAGAAATAAAATGTCCCTATAATCCTTATACTGGTGAAGGGTCTAATTCGATTGAACGTGTTAAAGTTCAGATAGAGGGAGCTCCTTTACCAATAATGTATTTGCCGAAAGACTTTGTAAAAACGGGATTTTTAGAAAGTCTAATAGACTTGGGCATTGACGGATATATTAAGTTTATTCTTAATGTTGGACCGACTAATGAACTAAGGGATGAACTGTGGGCAAATTTCTGTAAGGAAAGAATAAAGTGTGATTTTGAATATTGGGCGGTTTCCCTTGCTACAATTTCACTAAAGGGAAAAGGTCGCGATGATAAGTTCATTCTTAATCGCGCTCAAAGATATTACCTTAAAAAGCTCGAGGAATTAAGACTTGCTGGTGTTCCAATTGATATTATCCTTTTAAAAGCCAGACAATGGGGTGGTTCCACGCTTACTCAGCTTTATATGTTATGGATTCAGTTAGTCCATCGAAATAATTGGAATAGCGTAATTTGTGGAGCTGTTGAAGCACAAGCAAAGACTGTCAGAGGTATGCTTACAAAAGCTTTGAATCATTATGATTTATGGGCTACCGACGGTTTGGCTATAACGACTCACCCTTTTGAAGGTTCTCAGAAAACTAGAATAATAGATTATTCAAAATCCATTTATTCTGTAGGTTCTGCGGAAAGGCCGGAATCACTTCGAAGCCAAGATATATCTATGGCACATCTTACTGAAGTAGGTATCTGGGGCGAAACATCAAAGAAAAAGCCGGAAGATCTTGTACAGTCAATTTTTGGTTCTATTCTTTCCGGCCCTTATACTCTCAAAGTATTGGAATCAACGGCCAAAGGAGTCGGGAATTATTTTCATCGTACATGGATAGAAGCGATTGAGGGAAAGAATAACTTCACACCGGTATTTATTCCTTGGTTTATGATTGATATTTATTCAAAGCCTATCAATCAAAAAGATTATCCATCATTTATTGCTTCACTTACAGAATATGAATATTGGCTATTTGAACTTGGTGCAACGTTAGAAGCTATTAATTGGTATAGAAGTAAGTCAAAGGAGATAACAGATAGATGGAGAATGTGTAGTGAATTTCCATCTACTGCAGAAGAAGCATTCCAATCGACAGGACGAAGGGTATTTCCCATCAAATATGTTTCGAATATTAAGTCCACTTGTATCGATCCCATCTGTTATGGGGAATTTGTGGGGAACTCGGATAAAGGAAAGGAAGCTTTTGAAGGCTTACATTTCGAAAAGGCTATTCCTACGAAAAAGAATCCGGAGGATGTTCTTTGGGTGTGGGGTATGCCTGATAAAAGTATAGACTGTCGAGATAGATACGTTGTGTCTATAGATGTTGGAGGTGTATCCTCAACCTCAGACCCTTCGGAAATTAAAGTAGCTGATAGAATTTCAATGCTAGAAGGGGGAGTGCCGGAGATTGTTGCCGAGTGGCATGGTCATATTGATCATGATTTATTAATTTGGAAAGGTGCGCAAATTGCCAAAGCTTATAATGATGCTCTTTTAGTAATAGAAAGTAATACTCTTGAAACAGACGGTACCGAAGGGGATAACTTTGAGTATATATTAGATGAAATAAGGAGCCATTATGATAATCTTTATTATCGTACTTCTCCGGAGCAGATTAAACAGGGTATGCCTACCAGGTACGGCTTTCATACAAATGTGCATACCAAACCTACAGTTATCAATTTCTTGAAAGCTGCGATGAGAGATAATCTCTATCTTGAAAGAAGTTTTCCGACAATCTTAGAGTACAATTTATTTGAAATAAAATCAAATGGAAAAGAGATGGGGGCTGTTGAAGGTAATCATGATGATAGAGTAATGGCAACGGCGATACTCATTTACATTTGTTATAAATGGGCATCGCCGCGAATTATAGTTAAGATGAAATCCAAAACTATAAATAGAAATGTGAGCGAAGCTGTTATCTAGGCCGCTTTTTGTACAATCCCGTCTACAGGGGAGGCGTTCTTATCGTTTTGAAGTTGCTGCATCATTTGTGGATTATTACTTGCACCGGTTACTTGTTGTATCATGTTTGGGTCTACTCCTTGCATTTGTTGGCTTTGTTGCATCGCTTGTTCGTTTTGCTTAACCGATTCTAGGATTTTGGAAGCAAACGGATAAGAGCAATTTTCGAGCATGATTTTTATATCGATTGCACCTTGCTGGTATAGTTTCTCCAAAAATTCATTTTCTAAAGCTTGGAATACCGGTGTGTTGGTACCATCTGTAAGTTGGATATCTATTTCTGCATTCTGAACTTTTTCCGGATTATAATACCTGGATTCTTTAGAATAGAATTTACCAGAAATGTCAATATGTCTTGCAGATGTGTAATATTGCTGAATGGTCTGCATTAACTTATAATCTCTTCTTTTTCTGAATGATTTAAATGATTCGAACAATCCTTTTAAATTCAGAGATGATTGTTGTACTTGTTGTGCATACAAAGAAGCTGCGGTACCGGAAGGGGCCTCTTTTCCTTGCATGGCACTGTTTACACCTGCAATATCATTGATTAGTTTGAGTTGTAAATTCAAAAGTTCAAAGTCTCCCGCAAGACTAGCTCCACCATTATATTGTTTGATGACATTATCAATGTTTTTGCCTTCTCTAAGTTTAACGAATATAACTCCGTTATACCGGACATATTCATCAACGAGGTCTTCTTTTGTCATGCTTTCACATATACTCTCATCAACAATAAGGACACCTTTGGCTGAAGAGCTTCTCATAAAATCGATAAGCATCATTGTCCTATTTATAGCTCTTTGTTGGTCTATGAAGTCTTCTATAAAATTAAATATATGTCCTTGTATCATGGGGTAAATCATCAAGGCATAATTATGTTGTTCATGCCAATATGGACTTCTACCTTCTTGTAATATATCTCCTGCGGGCGTCATATATCTGTAGTACCAATAGAGTTCATTGGCATATTCGTATTCAATAAGGAGCGTGTCTTCAGGAAGGACTCCATTTTCTTTTGCTTTTTGAATCCGCCTTTTATTCTCTGCATCAATAAAAGGCATTTTATTTTTATCTGCATAATAAAAAGTTCCCTTTAAATAATCATGGCAGTAGATTGCAGGTCGTGTTTCAAGTTTCCATGCAAAAATAACCCGGCACATATCACTTCTTGAAGGGACAAAAAAAGTCATATCCTTGTTCTGATTCCCTTGCATCCCATCTACTTCTGTAAAGATGGATGTATTTTCTCGGCCATATATGCTATGGATCCAATCTTCATCTTCTTTACTACGCGCGAATGCTGCTATGATATTTTCAATGCGCATATCATAAATTTCACCTATTAAATTGAGGTCCCATCCTCTGACGTCTTCCATATCGGTATTGAAAAACATTCTTGAGGGGTTTACTCCGAATACCCAGACATCATTCATTCTTTTATTCGGATTCCAACCATATTCTATTCGCTGTGCGGAAAAACCTCCAAGCAAAAGCATTCTAAGACTGTCAGAGTCAAGTTCTACGGTTTCATTTAGCTCTTGAACATATTCAAGGGCTATGCTCATCATTTCACCGATTTTTGCTTCTTCTTGATCTCTTACGGAACAAATGGTTTCGGTTATATTGTTTCTGAATTGGCCATCAACGTTTTTTAGAATGGGGCTTATCATGTTGTTTTTTAAAGGCTGCTTCCCCTGTTTTCTAATAAGCTCATTTTCTGTTATCATAAATCCTGTTTCAGGGTCTTTTATCATATCTCCCCATTGATCTTCGTAGGCATACATGACGCTTCGACGCATTTTCTTTCTGACCGTTTCCAACGAACTCCAACAAGCTGCGCACTCTAGAATAATGTCATAGGCCTTTCCCTTTTCCCTTGGAATAGCTGTCGATTTCTTGCTTGGCCTAACGTATTTACTATTTAAGAATTTATTCATAACTGATAATTTTAAGCAAATGTAAACTTCATTCTGATTGGGTATATTGCTAGTTTGACAATATTACTTTTCAAGCTGCTCGACCATAGCCTTTTTGAGTCCATAAATTTGCTTTTGAAGCTGGTCTGATTCATTGCCATCCGGAATGGATTTGGCTTTTTGTTGAATAGTCTCTATTATCTTTTTATACATCTCGATGATTTGCATGTCTTTTTCATTTCCGGCATTGGATTTTTTATTTAAATAATTCTCCATTGCACCTTTTTCACTTGACATTATGCTTTTGGTATATTCTCTATCTTGGCTTTGACTTTCCTCGTATTCGTCCAGATATTTATAATACCTTTCGTTAATGTTGGAATTGCCTTTACTATCATCAAATTTATATAATAGAGCACTGACAGCCGGTATGTCTCTAATATCAACATCTTTGCCGGGAGTGACTAAATTATATCCCGATTTGGCAACACCATAAATTTGTTTTAATACTCCACCACCGTAATTGTTGAATAGATATTCCATTACAGCAGGGTTTGTCAGTTCTGAATCTAAAGCACCTTTTTTTGCCATATCCCCACCGGAAAGATCATTAATACCCTTCGAAATAGCTATTGCCAAATCGGAAGTGCTTCTATATCCCTTTTTATATTCAGGAACATATTCGTTGAATTCATTTCTTTTTGATATTGGGCGCCCCGTATAATCTTTATTTGTCCAATATATATCTATAAGAGGTTTTACCGCACTCGGGGCTAATGTGTTGGCCAGTATTTGTTCGAAAGTATCTCCTTTACTGTTACTTCCTTCCATAAAGTTATATGGAGCAGTTTCCATAAATTTGGTAGCTATATCTGTCGCAGCATTTTTACCATGATATTTACCCAATATCACTTGAGCAAGTATATCGCCCATTGCAAAGAAAGGTCTTATTTCAAGTGCGAGAGGAATATTTAACAACAGATCTCCTCCAGCGCTAATCGTGAAATTATTTTGTCTTATCCAATCAGGTAATTGATAATATTTATCATCACCATATATTGATTGGAGAATACCCTTCATTGCACCTATTAGAGTCCATGTCCCGAACGCTATGGTAGATTTTACAGGGTGGTATTTGAATCCTCTGATAGTGTTATTAAAAGCTTGTTCCCCTGCATTGAAAAACATTTCCCATGCCCTAATAAAGGAATTCCCATTTCGTCCACTTCCCATTTTATTAAAGTTTACGGATATTTCCTTTGCTGCATATATGGACTTCATTATACTTTTACCATCTTCCCTAGAGGCGATATATGCGGATAGTCGGGTCGTATCTTCAGCACCTCTATTAAGGACTTCCATTGCATTACTAATCCATCGGAAAAGATGTAATTTAGTAGGATGTTTTACTTTGTCTATTTCGTTTTGAATTTCTTTGAAGTAATCTTTATATGACATGGAATTGGTGTATCCCGTCTCTCCGCCATTTTTTAGAAATTCTTCCAAATAGTCCCCATATTTGCCTTCAGGTATTTTCTTGGTGGTTAAATATTCGGCAAGAACTTTAGACGCTTTCGGAGCTGCTTCAAAGAACTCTTTCATACTTGAGTATCCATAAATGTAGTTATAGGTGATAGCTCCGGTATAGTCTCTGAAAAAGTTTTTAAACACGAAATTTATCATCTTTGAGGTAAAATTTTGGGCCATCCAACCCGTTGCATTTTTAAGTTTCTGGAATGCCTGCATGCCTTCATCTATATTATCTCCATTGATGGATTGTGCAACTCTAGGTGAAGAGTCCATACTGATAATATAGTCCTTTCCATTTATCGTAAGTCTTACTTGATGCTGTTTAGCTTGCCATGCCTTAATCGGGACGCCGATAGATAATTTCTCATTCTTTTGTACTACGATGTTTTGTTTTGCCAATGATTTCATTCGGTTATTCCATTCGTCAAAAGCTGTGTCGTAGTCTTTCCCTTCAAGAGGATTCCCTTCACTATTTATTCCTTCAAAGGCTACCTCTTCATACGTTAGTGTGTTCGGATTCCATGCAACCCACACAGGAGATACATGGGCAAGATTTGTAGGATAATTGAATACCAATCTATATAAGTGCTGTTTTACCCTATTTTTATTTCCTAGCACGATAGCGCTATCAGCCATTGAGCCAATATTGGCTATCGGGTCACCTGCTTTAGTTTTACGTCCTTTGGCTTTTTGAATAGGTATATTAAGATTATGACGATCCTTATAAAAATAAGTGAAGAAGTCTTCTGCTTGCGGGTCTGCCCAATCTCTTAGTGGGACATAATAATTATACATGCTCTTGATTTGCTCCATGCGCTCCTTGCTTATGCATCCATATTGTCTTTGGATCTCGAGGCAAAAGTTAGTAGCTTCATGTATATTCTCCCACATATTGGATATATCATCCTTGTCGTGGCTTTTTTCAAATTCATCTATAAAATGTTGGATGTATCGCTCATTGAGTTTAATATCTTTTAATTCGGAATCATCTTCCTGCAATTCTTTTTGAAGCTGTGTTAAACCGGCAAAATCTTCATTGGCAAAATCTTCGGTGATTTTTGTTGTTACCTTTTTGATTTTGCTTTCAAGAGATTTTCTCTGGGCATCTGCTTCCTCTTCACTTATACTGTGTCTTGAAAGGAGGTAGTCTATTTGGGACATCTGCTCTTTTAGCGGTGCTATAGCTTCTTCAATTTTTTGTTTACGCATGTAAACGTTCCTTTCAAGGCCATGCTTAGCTATTAGGTAATTGATGACATCATCATATTCACCAACTTTATTGACTGCAGATAGCATCTTATCAAAAACAATTGATTTGAAAGTGTCCTTTTCGTATCTAGCTCTTGAGGTCATTACGATAGACGACAAGTGTGCGTCACACTCATCAGGAATCTCCATTTTGTACTTCTTTGCTATAGTCTCTTGGAATACTCTTACAGGATTCATTTTGTCTACCCAAGATTCAAACAAGACCTGGTGTTCCATCCGTTTTATAAAGTCGTTCTGCTCCTCCTCATTAAGTATGGCAAATTCTTTTGTTATTCCGATTATGTCATTGAAATCTTTCTCAGAGAGTTTTTGTGGATCCAATCGGAAGAGGGGAGTAGCTTTTCTGTTATCTACGAAATCGTCTTTGTAGATATTATCTTTCACTTTGAATTCTTTACTGTAATTATCTGGAGTATCTTCCATGTGTCTGCGACTCTTCCATAGCAAATACTTGATATCATTGTCTGACATCTTAATATTTATACCTGCTTTTCTGAGAAGTTCTCGAATCTTTGATATGATTCTTTTCCAAATAGTCGGTTTACCAATTTCGCTTTCTGCTAGGCGGGCACAATATTCTTCTGCGGCTTCTACCGTATCCCAACTCTTGCTATTTAGGAATATATTGCTAACTTCTTTTCTTTCTGATTCAGGTAGCGAACCGAATATGTCATTCATGGTATCATCAAACCGATCACCTAATAAATTGCGGAGTCCTTTATGCGCAACGACTTCGTGAAGGATGGTTTGCTTAACATCTTCTTCGTCGATGTGGTTTTGAGGATTTATATAGACTTCATCAGTTCGTGTATCATACCAGCCTTTGGCATTTCTTTTTTTGATCGAATATTCGTCACTTCCTTTTATGTCTTCGGAATTCGTAAAATGTACTTCGGTGTTAAGTGTCTTTGCAAGCTTCTCTGCCGCGGACCTGATTTTCCCGTCTTGTATTATATTTGCAGTTGTAGGGCTATTATTTGGTATGGCATTGTCGACGGAATTGGACTGCCGAATCTCCAACCGATTGATAGCCTTATCATTCTCCCGAAAGCGAATGTCACTTATCCCTTGATTAAAACGCTTGGACGGAAGTATAATGTTTCCTTTATCGTCATGGGTGATTAAGTCATTCAGCTTGCGGTTGTTTTTCGTATTCTTGTATCTGTAAGAACTGCCGTCATCAACTCCCCATTCATTAACATCATTTCCGTCCCAATAGAGTTCATTGGCGGGAACATCCTGCTCTATCAGTCTATATTTTCCCTCTAGCCGGTTATTACCGTGCATCTCCGCATATTTCTTACTAGGAGTTACCCAATCGCCATTTCTTACTTTGCTTTCCTTTATATCAGTCGGGACGGCCCGATAAACCCTTACCATCGGTTTTTCTCCACGTTTCACAGCCTCCACCGCTTCATTTATCGCACGTGCGGATTCAACGCTGTGTTCTTCGCTTCTGCTATATGCTCTGTTATTGGAAAAATAGTCGTCAGCTTGCGGAGAATAGCCGGCCGCAATATCTTCAATATTCACATCCGTGTTATCGCCTTTATCGATATAAGAGCGACGTTCATTTGTCGTATCGAAGCCATTGCTTGGAGCTACCCATGTTCCTTCGCCCTGATAATTGCTTTCCACGTCTGAATACCCTTTACGCATCGCCGCTTCATTTATACACCTACGCATAACTTCTTCATCTTTTGATTTGACGGCATCCATATATGTCTTATCCAAATCATCGGCACTCATGCGTGTATAGGGCTTCTGCTTTTCCTCTTCTTCCAGTTGCGCTTTCTCTATTTCTGCTTTTTTCTCCTGCTCTGCCCTGCGTGAAGCTTCCATTTGCCCGATGGCTATTCTATGGCGCTCTTCCTGTTCTGTTATCTCTTTTTCTATATCAGGAAATCGGGAATATAAGTACTCCCGCATTTCAGCTACCTTTTTGCGTCTTTCAACAAGTCCGATATTCAACGATGCATCATACCTTCTCAGTATAAGATCAAGTCTCTTCTTTGCTCTGGCATAGTCGTGATACTTATCTATATCGTCTTTTGCATAATCAACAAGGAAGTCCAAATCATTATTTTTTAGCCATTTATCTTTATCATTGTTTTCGTGTTTGTTTTTCTTGGCCAACTCTCCCTGGGGAATCGCGTTACTATCAGTCGTTTTTATATCGGACACATCAGCTTTAATCGCAGAATATTCCGCAAATGGTTTTGTCTTTCTTTTTGAACTGTCTATCCATTTTTTGAATTCTTCCTTGTTTACCTTCGTGATGTTTCCAAGACCTTTCCAACCCTTACTGTAATTAGACAGATATGCATCTTTGGCTTCTTCTATACTCTTAAAGCCATACATTACTTTATGCTCGTCGAATGTCCCGTCCGGATTTACCTGATCTACCACGTATACATCACCATCAGAAGGGTTGTTCGAAAGGAATACGTCTATATGGTCACCGTCGACACCTTCTGTGCCACGAATATAGCCGTACGTATTATGTATCTCAGTTTCCCACTTATTACCATTTGCATCAGTTCCACTACGCACAGAGCCTTTAGGATTTTCTATGGTTATATCAAAGCCGTTAATCTTTATATGGCCCTTCTTATAGTTACCCGCTTCCTTCTGTGCGTCTGTCGGATTGGTGACTACTTTATTTTCTTCATCATGTAATTCTTTTGCTGCAGCAATACGATCTGCATAGTTCAGAATCGATTCGTCATGTTTCTTTTCAGGGGACACAAAAGATGAATCGACTTTTTTTATTTCATCGTCGATGACATAGATATTACCACTTTTAGACTTAAGAACATTTCTAGGGTGTAAGTCGGATATGACAATTTTCCCATTGGAATACATGCCTTCTCCTGTTTCTTTGAATCCAAGAGATTTCATGTATGATTTGATTTCTTTTGGAGATGCAGGAACTGCGTCTAGTATTAATCTTTGTTTTAATATGGGGAATATACTTCTTTTATCAAATCCTGTGAAGCCGACAAAATCGTATTTTGTATTAGGGAATATTTTATTATGAAGAGACGTCTTGTCTAGCAGAGAAACAATACTCTCACTATTCATCAGGTTGTTAACTTTGTATATGTCGTTTCCCGAAATATAAGTATCATTTTCATTGCCACTTGGTCCCGGCACTCCGAGATCAAAAATTTTATTCATAGGAATCCACAAGTCATTCTCTTTTGCGAAATCCTCTGCGGTACGTCTCTCTATTTCTTTTCTTTCTTCGACGGATAAAGTCTTTCCGCTTCTACTAAGTTCCGCTTCATATATTCGGCAGCGTCTTTCGAGTTCACCTGTTGTTTGCTCCAACCCTCCATTTCTTTCAGGCACCTCTCCGTACTCTCCTTGTGAAATTTGTTGAAGTACGGGTTCTCTTTCGTCAGTTCGCTGTTGTATTTCTCTGTCATCGCTTTTATTGTTTTGATTCAAAGATACTTCTTTATTCTCATCTAAAGAAGGCTTTTCAAATATATCTTTTTGCTTTTGGGAGTCATTCTTGTCTAATTCAGGCTCTCCCGATATTTTGCTATCAGGTAAGCTGTTATCATTGTATTCGTCAGGTTCTGCATTCCCTCCCTGCCATGGTCTTTCGCTATTTGTATATCCTTCGCTGTGAATATCTTCTTTTCCATGCAATACCGGCCCGCTTCTGTCATTATTTCCTTGTATGGTCTCGACTTCAGGTAGTTGTCTATGAATGTTTTCTCTTCTGCTGTCATTTTCTTCTTTATTATATTGTTCTGCTAATGTACTTAAAAAATCGCTATAATCGCTATCGGTCATAGTATTATTTTCTTCTTCTATCTTTTGAGGTATGTATTCATTATACAAATCATATTCTTCAGGAGTCATATGATAAGAGGAAGCAATCTTTTGATGAATATCTTCAAGATACTTTTGATATTCCGGATCATTTTCTTCTGTTTGGCCATGAAGTTTTTTTGCCTCTTCCCACATACTTCTTCTGCTACCTCCGTAAGTATGAAATACATCAAGTATCTCATTGAAGATCTCTTGGTCTGTCGCTGCCGGGAACATTTCTCCTAGATCACCTCTTATTTTTTCGGCAACCACCTCTGGAGGAAGTCCCCCATTGTCCGGGGCGGAGAGAAAACCAATCATGCCCCTACGTTCGCTTTCATCTCCCTTTAATCCTAAATGGCTTGCAAGTCCTTTCGTTTTATTATTCTCATTATCTTTCCATTGGAATTTATATCCTCCTGTAGCTATTTCACGAACAACAGCTTCTCTTAGTGAATTTGGAGTACCCATGTCGTCATTCTCCTTGGAATAGAATCCGCGACTACGTTTGGGTTTATCAGTTAGTGTCTTTTCCTTATAGTCTTCAGCATTTACATCGGGTATCGGTGCCTGCTGTTCGACTGGTTGTGGTTCTGCATTTTGATTTGTAAATGTTTGGTCAAGAAGACTACTGATACCGTTCCAATAATCATAAAGATTCTGTAACTTGGTAAGTGCCTCTTTCTTTTGTTTCTTGGCATTCTGAATCTCTATCACTGATTTTCCTATAGGGGGGTTCTTTTCCAGTTTTTTTATTTCAGATTCATAATTACTGGACATTTGTTTCGCTGTATCAATTGCTTCAGTGTTGTCGCCGTCATTCATCTCAAGCAATGCGCCTGCCGTATTCTCCGGTTCTGCCTGCTCGAAGAGAGGATTTCCCTCATTATCTTTTGGTATTCTGTCGAGATAACTTTGTGTGCTTTCTTGGGGTTGCGCTTGTATATCTTCTTGTTCATTACTTACGTTTTGTTGGCCTTTGCCTATAGGGACAAGGGCATTTATTGGTGATTCTTCTGATGAATTTTCAATGGACTGTTTGTTTTCGGCATCTTGTTTTGCCTGTGCTGCAAGTTCATTCGCATCTGTTTCATCTACAAGTTTGGAAACAATGTTTTCTGTGGACCCTACTTTTGTACGTCCATCTTGATCTTTGTAGTAAATTTCAGGATCTGATTTTGATAAATCGACTTTTCCGTTTTCGTCAAATTCCAAATGTCCGTCTATAACGTTGACGATATCGCCTCCAAAAGTTTGAACCCGAAGTATATTGCCTTCTTTGTTTACATTGGAGAGTATTTGTTCTTCCGCATCATCGTCGGCTTTATTTTCCTCTTCATGTTGCTGAATATTATTATCAGTAGGCTTTATTATATCTTCATCCTGCTTGTTGGAATCAAAAATAGAATCCATATTATCATCTTTAGATTCCTCTTCAGTTCTAAATCCTTTTTGGAGTTTGTCGACATACATGGATATGGCCTTCTCTTCCTCTTCGGTTCTTTCAGCTTTATTCTTCTTCAGCGCATAGTCTACATCAATACCTGTCGTATCTTTCACGTCCTGTGCTTTTGCTGCAGATGTTCTCTTTACGAATTCAGGATCAGACTCAACAGTCCATTTTATTTCATCAAGTATTTTTTCACCATTCTCCGGAAGTTCTTTACCTTCGGTTTTATCTGCTATTATTTTAGATATGGCATCGCTGGAGATACCGTATTTGGTCGCAACATTCCGAATTGCTTGTCTTTTATAAACCCCTTCAACGGCACGGTCGTTTAGTTGCTCAGAGAAAGCGATACTATTTTTTATCGAATTATCAAGGAGATTGTTTTTCTGAATATATGTGTTTGCATCTTTATTATTTTTGAATGCCTTTTTGTCAATGATCCTATCGGCCCAATCATTAGTAGTAAGTATCGTTTCTCCTTTTTCATCTGCGCTCGTTTTGTATTCTGTAATGGCTGGCTGCACTGCGAGTTTACCTTCAACGAGATATAATATCTTTGATTTTGTAGAAAGAGAAATATCCGGATTCTGCATAATCTTCACATACTCTTTACCGAATAGTTCTCTATCTCTATTGGTATCTTCTATCAAAGAAACATTTCTCTGTCCCTCAATTGTTGCAGCCTTTTGCTTTTTGTTAGCTGACAATTGGGCTATAGTTGATACTAGATGATTCGCATCATAACCGGCATTCTTCAGCTCACCTTTTTGTTCAGGTGTAAATGCCAAAGTTGATTTGAGTATTTCTCTATCCTTAGGATTTGCGGATTTTAGATTAATGTTGCCTATATGTGGGAGCTTCATCGCTCCGAACATTGCAATATTGGTAAGATAGTCTTCACCTATATCGACCGGTTCTCCTTGAGCATATTTCTCCAATGTAGAGACTCCGGTACCCACTGCAGCGGAGGAGGCTAATCCACCTATTTCTGTACCGACGCGCTTTAAACCTGTCATG